ATTAGCCTGAGCTGCTTTAATCTCATACTCTTTAGGATCTTTTAGTTCTTTTAGCACTGCATCCATAAAGTTATCTATAATATTTACTAGCCTTTCATCTATGCCTTCATCTCTTTTTAACATATGACTTAAAGTATAAAGCTTATTACTTACTACGCTACTTGTATCTTCTAAGATTTTAGCTATCTCTTCTACATCTATAAGCTTGCCTAGCTTTTCTTTATACTGCAGCTCTTTTAATCTAGCATCTGCTAACTCGCGTCTTATTTTTACTTTTCCGTAATCACTTACATTTGTCTCATTTTCAATTTTATAATAAAGATAGGCTTTAAAGTTTGATTTTAAATCCCACACATCTTTTTCTAACTTTTGAAGAACTCCAGCCTTTTCAAGATTATAAACGTGTCTATCTGTAATATCTAAAAAAAAAGCTAATTCTTTAGTACTTACAAAACTTTCCACTTACTTTTTTACCATTATCTTTTTGTCATTATTTCTTTACTAGTACAGTTTTAGAGATATCAGCATGTGGCGCGCCCGTAAAAGGACAAATGCACTCACCAGTTACACATCCAGCTGTTGGCAAAAGCTTGTGATCTCCTAGTTTTATAGAATCTGCTTTTATAGTTGCGCTTTTAGATTCTACAACTACATCTTTACTAGCTTTTATATTTGCACTTTCACACTCTATACTTAGCGTTTTTAAACTTTCTATTTTAAAAACCCCTTCTTTGTAAGTGATCTTTGTTCCATCTTTATAAATAGTAGTTTCTGTATCACTTTCTAACTTTGTGCTAGGTTTTACAAAACTACCTAAGATAAAGCCATTGTTAGAATCTAGCTTTATTAATATCACACTTTCGCCAACTTGTGGAGGAAGTAGATGGGTTTTAAAACTGCTAGCTTGTTGTAAATAAGGATAAAAATCACTTACAGTGCCAGTATATTCCACACTTGCTAAGCTATCTTTTATAGCTACTATAACGCCTAAAAAGATTTTAGGATAAGTCATGAGATAGTTCCTATACCAGTGCCAGTGCCTGTATTTGTAGTAACTGTTACATTTATAACGCCTGATGAGGTTACATGCGAGATGATAGCCTTGCATAAAGCTTCTATAAAAGCCTTGTTTTCATTTTCTATCTTAAAGCCCTTAGCAGTTAAGTCAGTAGCTATCAAGTTACTAAGAGTTGTAGCATCTAGCATCTCTTTTCCTTTGTGTTTTAGGCACATTATAACTTTTAGCTTTAAACTTTCCTTTTTATAAGGAAAAAAATAAACTTTTTACTAAACCACTTAGGTATGCTAGCAAAAAACAAAAAAGGTAAAGTATGTTAGATGCTAAAGAAAAAGAGAACTTGCAAGCACAGATTTTAAAAATACAAGCTGCAAAGTCTGCCATACTTGACGCTCTAACTACAGGCAAGGACATAGTAGAGTATGAAGTAGGACAAACTAAAGTAAAAAAAACTCCAAGCATGGCACTTTATAACAGTTTGGACAGGCTAGAAAGCAATCTAAAAGCAAAACTAGCAAGTAGTGCTTCAATACAGTTTAGGTTTGCCAACTAATGAAATTTTTAAAATTAGCTAAAAAATATCTTTTTTTTACGCAAAGATTCACGAAAAAAAATAAGCTTTTAAATTTTTCCTTCCCTAGCCTTACGCCTAATAACTTAGTAAGCTCTAGCATGCAACGCCTGCTTAGCAATATTGATATAAATCAATCTCAAAACTCTATAACAAAACAAGCCAGACACCTAAGCCTTACTAATTCACTTTTAAGTGGCTTTTTACATGAAACACTGCATGCTGAGATATTAGGCAAAAAGGGCATGAGTTTAGATATGCATACCCCTAATAAAAATCTAAACTTAAGGCTAGAAAATCTTTGGCGGGATTACTGTGATGAGGTCTTTTCAGATGTAGAAGAGCTAACACTTTTACATCTTATAAGAGATGGCGAGGCATTTATACATATTAATGGCACAGATCTAGAAGTGCTAGATCCTCTAAATATAGATCATAGCTTTACAAACGAAAGAGAAAATATCTACTACGGTATAAAATTTGATGAAAGTTTAAAAATTCCACTTGCTTATTTTTTCTTAGATAAAGATAGCAAACTAATAAAACTAAACGCCAAAAATATAATCCATATCTTTCAAAAAGTAACCGCAAATCAAGTAAGAGGACTTAGTAAGCTAGCTAGCATAATACTCCCTGCTGATCAAGTAGACAAATTTAAGCAAGCCGAAATCCAAAGGGCAAGACTTCAAAGCGAAATAACTGGTTTTTTTGTAAGTGACGAAAAAGGCTTTAACTTAGAGCCCATAACCCCTAATGATAATGATGCCCCTAAGCCCCAAGCAGTATTACCCACTAAAGTAGAAGTAGGAAATATGAACTATATAGGGAGTGATATGAAAGCAGAGTTTATAAACTCTCACAATCCTACAAATATAGAATTTTTCATAAAGCAGACTAATAGAGAAAGTGCTAAAGCCTTAGGTATAAGTTATAGCACTCTAACAGGGGATCTAAATGACGTAAATTACTCAAGTATAAGATATGGCGGCAGTGCTGAAAGGCGTGGCTTTATGCGTCTTCAAAACTTTTTAATAAGAAAGCTTCATAAACCTATTTTTAAAGTCTTTTTGAAAAATTTAGCACTAGATTCTAAACTGCCACCTTCTCAAATAGAACTAGCCTTAAATAACTTTACTTTTAAAGCACAAGGCTGGGAGTATATAGACCCATATAAAGAAACTATGGCGAACAAAATAGCACTAGAAAGTGCCCAAAAATCACTAAGTGACATCTTACGCGAAAAAGGAAAAGAGCTTGATAGCCACGTAGAGGAGTTAAAAAAAGAAAGTGAAATCTACAAAATTTTAAATGAAAACAAAGTACAAGGAGCAAAGAGATGATTTTAAACTTTAATAGCAATATAGTGCTTGATAAAGATATAGATTCACAAAATCTAATAATTAGCTTTAAAGCCATTACTAAAAGCATCATCCCTACTTGGGAAGGGAACTTAATAATAGACCCAAAAGTTCTAACTTTTAACGCCCAAAGGCTTTATCTTGATCATAAAGTAAGCTTTGAAACCGCTATCGGAAAAATAATAGATCATAAACTTGAAGAAGATGCACTAAAAATAAAAGTGCAGTTTTTTAAAGATATCCCTAGCTCTTATGAAGCTTTTTTGAAATATCAAAATGGCTTAAGTGAAAGCGTATCAATCGGGCTTAGAGATTACGACTACAACAAGATAGAAAACAAAGGGCAAAAAGACAGCTATGAAATAATAAAAGGAGAAATATATGAAATAAGTGCCGTATATGAAGGTGCAGACCCTAAAGCAAAAATAAGCAACTTTACAAAACATCCAATACAACCAAATCTACAAAACACAAAAGAAGGAGAAAATATGGAAACACTCACAAACACTACAAATAAAAACTTAGAAGAGTTAGAAAGCCTAAAAAAAGAAGCTTTAATGCTTAAAAAACAAAAAGAAGAAGCCCAAAATATAGCAACTTTTGCAAAACTTTACACAGAGCACGCCTCTCTTGCAAGCAAGGCTATAGCTGAGGGACTAAGCTTTGTTGAATTTAGCGAGCTAGTAAAAGAAGAAAAGACCAAAGATGAGGCAAAAGACTTCGCACTAAAAAACTTTAGTAGTGCAAACTTTAGCCAGCCAAAAAAAGAGACAAGGAGTTTTAGTTTTGGAAGGGCTATAAAATCTATGACAGGAAGCGGCGTTGATGCTAGTTTTGAGCAACAGTTTTTTAGCAACAATAAGTTTGAAATCCCAGACCACACACTTTTAAATCTTGAAGGCGAAGCTAACACAACTAAGCCTAGCGACACAGCTGTGTCGCCTGCTTCTAATCCTTATTTAAAAAGTACTAATGAAAGTCTAAAAAGCATAATTCCAACTTATACCCGCTTTGATAGGCTTATAGACTTATTAAGCTATGAATCTAATTTAATGCCAGAGTGCGACATAATGGATGGAGTAGTTGGTAAGCAGGATTTGCCAGTTGATGAAAATGACATAATTGCAGACTTTGTAGATGAAGGAGTTAGTGGAGTAACGCGCGATTTAAAATTTGGCACTATATCAGTAAGCCCACATTCTATATCTTGTCCGATTTTAATTACTAGAACTATGCTTAATATGAGTGAGCTAGATCTAAATAGCTATATCATAAGAAAACTAAGAGAAAGTATAAGAAAAAGGATAGAGCACACAATAATAAATGGCAACGAAAAAGGGAAAATAAAAGGCATATTAGGCGAAGCTAGCCATCAGTTAGAAGCTGACTACTTCATAAGTGCAAAAACTACAGGCAAAAAAGCCACTTTAGATATGATAAAAAAACTAGCAGACAAATACTCTTTAGCCAATGCAAAGTTTTTATTATCTCAAATCAATGCTACCAATCTTCAAGGGCTTAGACCAGATGATAAGTCAACTGATAAGTGGTTAGTAAATGATGAAAACACTAACCTTTTAGGAAGACCGCTTCTTACTTCCGTTTATATGCCTGATAATCAGATAATTTATGGGGATTTAAAAAATGTCCAAATTGCCACATGGGGCAAGCTTGAAATCATACCTATACAAAAAGAAGGCGGAAACATCTATATAGAAGCCCTCTATGACGTAGACATCAAGCTAAAAGATCCTAAAGCTTTTGTAATAAACAAAAAAGCGTCTTCTTCTTAGGTAGGGGGTAAGCCATGAACTTCAAAGTTTTAAAACCTATAAAAATAGCCTCTATCTATTACAAAGCAGGTGAAAGCCTAACTCTTAGTAGTGAGACTGATAGAAACTTTTTAAAAGAGCTTTTAGATTCTAAAATCTTAGAAAGAGCCACTGTAGTACGCGTGGCTACTTTAACTGGCGACCCAGTAAAAGATGAAAAGATAAAAGAAGAGATAAGAAAAGAAGTAGCAGGCACAGGAGCAGGCACAGGAGCCCCTGCTAATTCACAAGCACAGCCTAAGGCTGAAGGCTAAGGAGCGTAAAATCTAATGTTTGAAACTGACTTAAAAGCAGTATTTGATACTTGTGCTACTCATACCTTTTCTTACAAAAATAAAAGCTTTTCTTGCTTTTATGAAAGTGATAGCGAGTTTTTTGATAGTGATGGCTACGTGCTTCGCGTGCCTAGCCTAATAGTTCCTGAAAGTGTTGGGAAAAGCATAGAGCCAAATGCCTCCATAAATTTTGAGTACCTTGACTACAAGGTTTATAAAAAAAGCTATAAAAATGCACTTTGCTACCTGCACATAAAAGAGGTAAAAACTTATGACTAGCTTGATAGTAGATACCCCATCTTTTGCGCCATTAGATGAACCTTTAAAAGAAAAAAGCAGTATAAGAGATGCTTTAATCTACCCGCTGCACAAAAGGCTACAAGAACTAGAAGGTATAAAGCAAGTAGTTTTTTATAGCCTCTTAACACTTGAAAAAGAGCATCTGCCTTCTATCATCTTAAAAGATGAGTTGGATTCTATAGAGCTAAATGGTGGAGCGTGGAAACATAGCCTAGATGTTGAGTTAATCCTTTATACTCTAAGCCAAAAAGAAAGAGAAAGCCTACTTTTAAAAGTGCTTGATATCTTAAAAACTAATCTTATAGTGGACAGTTTAAGCATTTCAAGAGAAAAGCTAGAAAGTGCAGAGCTTGAAGTTTACGCCTTAAGTTTAAAGCTAAATTTAAAATATCTAAGTGAGGCTTTTAATGTATAAGCTAAGCTTAGAAGAAAGCCTAAAACGCCTTTTTAGCACTCCTAAGGGCAGTTATATCCTAGATAGCAACTACGGGCTAGATACTAGCTTTATAGATAAAAATCCTAACAGTATAGATTATATAGCCCTTAAAGATGAGGTTTTAAGCCTTATAGCCAAGTATGAGCCAAGAGTAAATATAAAAAAAGCTAGCTTAAAGATTCAAGGGCAAAAAGCACTGCTTAGTTTAGAAGAGGGGATAACAATTGAACTCTAGTCAAATACCTAACTTTTTAAAACCCCTAGATATAGAATCTACTAAAGCTAGTATTTTAGAAAGTCTAAAAAAAGAACTTAAGATTAAGCAAAATATAGACTATGAGCCCTTAGTTAGTGATGATTTTAATATCTTAATAAATATCTTTTTAGATACCTTAAGCCGCGAGGTAATAAAACTTAACTTTATAGTTGCTAATAACTACTTGCCCTATTCAAGTGGGGAGTTTTTAGATGCCCTAGTAAGCCTTTTAGGACTAAAAAGAAACTTAGGCACAAAGCCACAAGCCAAAGTAAAGATAAAAGCCTTGCGCGATACTTTTTTAGCTAAAGGTACTAAGTTTATAAGCACACTAGGGGATATAGCCTACTTAAAAGAAGATTTAAACCTAAAAGAAGGCCTAGAGGTTCAAGGAGTGCTAGAAAGTGACAAGATAGGAGATATAAAAACTAATATCTTAGAGATAAAAAACCAACTTATAGAAAGCATTAATTTAGAAAGTGAGTTTATACAAGATGTGCAAAAAGAAAGTGATAGCGAGCTTAGGGCTAGATTTTTAGAAAGCCTTGCAAGATTTAGCACAGCAGGGAGTGAGAAAAGCTATTTATTTTTTTCAAAAGTTGCAGGTGTGGCTAAGGTAAAAGTTACTAGCCCACAAGCAGGCAAGATAAAAGCGCTCTTTCACGCAAAGACTGACTTAAGCAAAGAAATAGAAGCTAACTTAAAAGATAACACACCCATAACTGATAGCTTAGAAGTAAAAAAAGCCATTTTAAAAGAAGTAGAGCTAACTGTTAAGATAAAAGTAAAACCTAACTCTAACTTTGCTACTTTACAACTAGCTATAGAAAACAACTTAAAGGGCTACTTTGAAAGCTTAGAGATAGATGAAAGCCCCCCACTTAATAAATTAATAGCTTTATGTTTTGTTGATGACAAAGTAGAAGATGCAAGGCTTGAAGGGCTAGAAGAGTTAGAAGCAGATTCTATATACGTTTTAAAAAGCGTAAGCGTGGAGCCTCTAGTATGAAACATATAAATATACTCTCTCCCCTTATAAAAAAGCTTATAAAAGAAGCCCTAACCCTAGAAGGTGGACACTTTTTTTATGAAAGTAGTAATAAACAAGCTAGCATTTTTGAAACTATTTCATCTACTTCTTTATCTCCTGTTAGTACTGCTTCGCCTGCTAGTTCTTTATTAGCCCAAGATATAAAATATTTTGCCATAGCTAGCACTTTTGATATAGCTATAGCTAATGAGGGAAAAGAAGCTATACCCCACCTATTAAGTGAGCCTATATTAAAAAAGACAAAATTAGGAACTATAGAAGGGCTAAATCTTGCCCTAACTCCTATCTTTGGGAAGTTAAACATACAAACGCCAGCAGATACGCAAAAAAGTCTAAAACCACTAGAAGACTTCCACTTTAGAGTAAGCCTAGCCCCCAATATCATAGATTCCAAAACTCTTATAAAAGCACGCCTAGCTATAGATAGCTTAAAGCCACTTAGAGATAGGCTTGAAAATATCTTTATAGTTTTAGAGCCAGTTAGTTTTTCTTTTTATGAAAGCACGCCTGTGGTTTTTTCTACTAGATATGTACTAGAGATAAAAGAGGTAGCAGAAACTGAAGTAAGGAGCGAAAATGGAATCTAAAAAGACACTAACGCTAAGTGGAGACAAACTACTTAGTGAAGCGATGAAAGAAGCACTAAAAACTGGAGTCAAAAACTTTAGTTTGCTAGGGGCAAAAACTAGCAATGATGAAACTCTTTTAAATTTAGACACTACAAACATAGAAGGCTTTACCCCACACATAGTAGCAACTAGTCAGCTAGAAGCTGGCTTTTATGATGAAAATGGCATCCTAACTTATACACTAGATCTAGCAAAACTTAGCGGGGATTTTGATACTTCGGACAAAGAGAGGTATATCTACTACATTAACTTGCTAGATAATGACAACAATGTCTTAATAACCTTCCCCACCTCAAGAGTGCTTCTTAGTCAAAATATAGGAGGTATTTTCACTATAAAATTCCCTATAAGCGGTACTAAAAATGAAGTAGTATTTAAAAGGGATGAGTATATTGTAAGAACTGAGTTTGAAAGTCTAAAAGCCAAAGTTTTAGAAAATGAAAATCTGCTTAATGCAACAATCTTAGAAGTAAATAACAAAATAAATCAAATAAACACAACGATAGCCACTTTAGTAACCACTCTAAAACTCCAAAGTCTTATAGATAATCGCGTAGGAGAATTAGCATATTTTGCTGCAAAAGAAGTGCCAAAGGGCTATTACTTAGTTGGCACTTTAGTAAAAAAAGCAAAATATGCAAAGCTTTATGCAAAAGTTCAAGGACTTAGCAACGTCACTGAAAGTGATGATAACTTCATGATTAACAACTTTACATACGTAAAAGGAACTAATAGCACAAGTGACGTTTTACAAACCCAAACTCAAGCGTTGCCAAATATAAGAGGTAAGGCTTGGAGTGGTAGTGGAAACATAAGTGTCAACTCGTCTTTCTTTGGTGGAGAAACATCAGCTAATACCGAAGGTGTGTTTTTTGCGACCAATAATTTTCAAAGTACAAACAGAGGCGCTGGAAGTTTTAATGCACAAACCAACAACCACCAATTAAATATAGACGCATCAAGAGCTAGCAACATCTACAAAGACAACTCAGGCGTAGAGCTTCAAGCTTTTAAACTTTTGACTTGCATCTTTGCTGATCCTAGCTAAAAACATAAACCAACAAAAGGAAAGACATGCAAACCCAAGAAAATCAAAACATACAAGAACTAAGCAAAAAGCTAGATGGACTTATGGCAAATCTTGAAAACTTACACCAAAGTATAGATATACAATCAAAGATAAATACCCTAGAAGTCTTTACTAAAAACGCAAAAACTGAGATATTAAACACCTTGCCAAATAATGCAAATATAAAGCTTGAAGGCAAAAGCGAGCTAGAAAAAGCAAAAATCTTAAAAGAACAAGAGCTTAATAAAATCTGTGATGGACTGATAGTTCGTTTTAAAAGTGATGCCTTAGGGAGCCCACACTTTTATGACTTTAAAGAAGAAGACCAATTAAATCTTATGGGGCTTTATAATTTAAAAGTAGACAGCTTTTTTAGATGCCAAGCTGAAGGAAAAGACTACAAAGAAAACTTACCACATACAAAAAAACAGTTAGAAAAAGTTGCAATAGATGGCGGCAACAACAAAACTAAAGCCATATTTGAGTGCGGAATACTAAAAGATTATCTAAGAAATCTAGACTCAATAGATGAGGTAAAAAAACTAAACTATGATTTCTTACCTACGCTAAAAGCAAATCTAAAAATAGATGAAAATGCATACATGGCAAGTATGAAACCTGAAGTATTAACCTCTGAGATAAAACCATCAATCACAAGCCCAGAGCCTAATTCTGAAAGCCCACAACCTAAAGACGAAAAAGCAAAAGAGCAAACACAGCCCAAAGGAGATACACAGCCTAAAAGCCAAGCCGAGCCAAAAGATACACAGCCTAAAGCTAGTGGGGGCAATAATGTCTAGTTTTACAAAGCCTCTAAAAGTAGAAGTTTTAGAAGATGGGAAGAGCTATAAAGTCTTAGAACCCTTTTACTACTATAGAGAAGATGACAACTCTAAAACTATAGATGTGCCAGTAGGTTTTATAACAGACTTTGCCTCTACTCCTAGAATCTTATGGAGTGTGCTTCCTCCTTTTGGAAGGTATGCTAAAGCTAGTGTCATTCATGACTTTTTATGCGAAAGATTCCATAAAGGGCTTAATACTAGAAAAGAGGCAGATTATATATTTTTAGAAGCGCTTAAAGCTAGCAAGGTCGCCCCTTCTAAAATCTACACTCTCTTTTTGGGTGTTAGACTTTACTCCAAGCTAAAAGGATATAAATAAATGGAAAACCAACTAATAGAAAGTGGAATCCACGCTGCTGGTACTTTTGAAAGGCTAGGTATAGTAGGAGTGCTTTTTATAGTGCTTTTATATATGTTTTATCTTAACAAAGTGCAAGTTACCAAGCTAACAACGGCAGTAGATGACCTAAAAAACTATCTCAAAGCAAGGATAGAGGTAGATGAGTTTTACATGAAAAGCATGGCTGAAAGAGATGCAAAGCTAGCAGAGGCTGAAGGGCGAATAATAGATCAAATAAAACAAAATCGAATCGTAATAGAAAAACTAGTCTTAAGAGAGCATGACAATTTAAAACAAAAGAATCTAATCAAAGAAAAACTAAAAGAAAGCGAGGAGAGAAATGGCAGACTTTAAGCAGGCAAAAGAAAAAACGTTAAAGCACGAAGGTGGCTACTCCTATGACGCAGATGACTTAGGGGGAGAAACCATATACGGTATAGCTAGGGAGAAAAATCCTAGCTTTAAGGGATGGAAAAAAGTAGATGAAGTAAGAAAAAAAGTATTCATAGAGCCTACAACTCCAAGTAAGGCTAAGGGAAATCTGATTTTAAATATTTTAAAAAATGACAAAGACTTTCAAGATTCTATAAATGACTTTTACAAATCTAACTACTGGGAAAAAATAAAAGGAGATGATATAAAAAGCCAAGACTTAGCCAATCAACTTTTTGATATGGCAGTAAATATGGGAGTAAGTAGAAGTGTAAAACTAGCCCAAAGCTACTTAAAAGTAAAAGAAGATGGAATCTTAGGAGATAAAACCCTACAAGCACTTAATAATATAGACGCTGAGGTTTTAAATCTTTGGCTAGTAGATGCTAGGAAGGATTATTACGAAAGGCTAGCAAGGGCACGCCCTGCTTTAAGCAAGTTTTTAAATGGCTGGAAAAAAAGGAGTGAGGACTTTGCTTAATTTTTTGCCTAAGGCATCAATTGCTTTAAATATGCTTTTAATAATAATTTGTGCTTTTTTTATAGCCCAAAATCATCTTTTAAAAAAAGAACTAGAAAATCTAAAAACAAATCTAATAAGCACAAATCTAGCCTTAGAGTTTCAAAACAAAGCCCTGCAAAATAAAGCCCTAGACCTAGAAAGCTATAAAGCCAAAAAGCCAAAAGTAGAAGAAAAGATAATCACAAAATATCAAAAGATCTATCTACAAGATGATACTTGTGAAAGTGAACTAAACAGTGCCAAAAGGCTACTAAATGCGTTTTATAACAACAACACTCCTAGCCCTAGTAATTAGTGGCTGTGCAGTGCAAACTATAAAAGAGCCAGTATACATTCCAACAAAATGCGAGGTAAAAAAACCAGTAAAACCAAACCTAAGTAATAACTTTTTACAAGACCTACGTGCTACTTTTATATATAGCGAAAAGCTAGAGCATGCATTAGATTTTTGTATTAACAACTAAACAAAGGAGAAAAAATGTCAGCAAAATACGGTGTAAATATAAGTTTAACAAACAAAGCAAGCAGTGCTATAGAGATAGATAACACCAACCCTATAGCCTTAATAGGAGATGACACAAGCTTAGTAGGGCTTAGCTTGTATAACTCAGTAGATGAAGCCCTAGCAAAAGTAAATGAAGGCACACTAAAAAACGCCCTAAATGATTTAAAAGCTTGTGGGTTAAAAACTCAAGTTATCTTAAGCAGTTTTGTAAAATCTGGCGAAGGGGATGAAAACGCAAAAAAGATAGCTGATAACAAAGCCTGTGTAAATTCTATAAATGAACTTAAAAATGTAGAAAACACCCTAAAGATAAAACCTCGCTTTATCCTAGCCCCTGAATATAATGACACAGGAGTGCAAAACACACTTAATACTGTAGCTACTTCTTTAAGAGCTATATATGCCATAGAGCTAGATAAAAAAAGTGAAACAGAGATAAAAACAGCACTAGAAAGCATCTCTACAAAAAGAGCCATCATCTCTTTTCAAAAAGTAGTAAGGAATGATTCTGTAATAAGACCAGCAAGTAGTTTTTTAATAGCTTGTTATGCGAAAGTTATGAGTGAAAGCCCTTTTGGATTTAGCGAAACTTACTCTAACAAAGTAGTAGCAGGCATAACTTCCCTGCAAGATGTAGTTGAACACTTGCAGGGGGAAGATTCATTAAGCGATCGCCTTCGTGCCTTAGGAGTTACAACTCTTTTCATAGATAAAGGTATAAGGGCATGGGGTGGAGAAACAAGAGATAAAGACTTCCCTAGCCTGCACACAGTAGTTGTACTAGATAGGATTATAGAAGCACTCTTTAATTCTTGCAAAGATGCAATAGATAGGCGTGTTAAAGATGTGCTAGGTTTTAGCATCCAGTCTATAAATAACTTTCAACAAAATCTAATCGGGGCTAATGTCTTACTAGGCTACTTAGTAAGCTTGCCAAAAGATAAAAACACTAATGAAAGCCTAGCTAAAGGGCAAGTAAGCTTACAGGTAGACTTACAAGTTATGCCGCTACTTAAACAGTTTAATATCTTATTAGTCCAAGTAGATAGTTTTAGCCAAGAGCTAGTAAAACAAATAGCATAAAATAAAAAGGAGAACAAAAAAATGAACTTTTCACCACAAATATTTACAGGCGGTAATATCTTTTTAGATGGTATAGGAAACGTAGGCTTGCTTAAAAGCATAGATATGCCAAAGCTAGAAAATGAAACTTTAGAGATAAGTGGAGCTATAGGAAAAGCTGAGCTTGTACTGCCTAGTCTTAAGCCTTTAAGCGTTAAGTTTGAGATACAAGCACTAAACCCTGTAGTAATACAACTTTGCAGTGGTGTACTTATAAAAACAGTAAATGTAAAGCTTAATGCTTCCCAAGCCGGCATAGTGCAAACTAACTCAAAAGTAGAAGGCATCTTTATAGGTGCTGCTAAAAGCACAGAATTACCAAAGTATGAGATAAATGGGGAAGTGAGTTTTAGCGTAGAGATGAGCGTTTATAGTTTTACTTTGATGCTTGAAAATGTACCAGTTATAGTCTATGACTTTGAAAATGGAATCTATACAGTTAATGGTATAGATCAGTTAGCCGCCATACGTGCAAACATAAACTAAAAAGAAGGAGAAAAACATGGCAATTTATGGAAACTATAAAACCTTAGAGCACACTTTTGGAGATGGAAGGGTGGTAACTTTAAAGCAGTTAGGCATGCAAACTATTTTAAAAAACGCAGTATCAAAAAATAACTATAAAGAAGGAAGCCCAGAGTACGCAAAAGCTACTTTTGATGAAGCAGTAAATATATTTATAGATATGAGTAATGGAGAGCTAGAAAGAGAGTATCTCTACTCATTGCCAGATGATGAGGTATCAAGACTTATGAAGGTACTAGACAAATTAAGAGAGGGCGAAAATAGCACAGAACTAAAGGACTAGCTAGTGGTGTGGCGTTGATATGCCGCACCTTAAACTTTACCCTAAGAGACTGCAAAGAGATGAGCTATCAAGAATATCTCTTATATATAGATATAGCCAAAGATTTAATAGAGCGTGAAAATAAGGAACTTAAGGGCATATAAAAAAGGCAAAAAATGATAAACATAAGAGCACTAATTAACGCTAGTAGCAATAAAGCACAGTTTGACGCCCTAGTTAGAGATAGTAAAAACAACACAGACATAAAAGCAGAGAGTTTTAAAATAGATGTAGAAAACCTAAAAAATCAAGCTAGTGATAAAAGTAGCACTAAGGCACCAAGCTTGCAAGATAAGCTAAAAACACTAACAGACAAAGAAAAAACTACCAAGCAGGCTAAGCCCTTTAGCCCTAGTGAGTTAGACAAAATAGTAAAAATAGATAAGTATATATTTAGTGCAAGGCATGGTATAGATAGCCTAAGTACTGCTTACACCTTAGGTATAAAAAAGTTTGACACACTAGAGCGTCCCTACTATATAGCTATAGGTGGGGATGAGGTTAGAGTAAGTTTTGCACTAAGTTTACTTTGTGATGACATAGAATACATTAATGGCTTTAAAGCCTTAGTCTTAAAAAAAGAGCCTTTAAACTTTTCTACCCTCCAAAGTACAGAATCTAAAAAGATACTAATAGATAGCTTTACTTATAAATATTCACGTTTTAGTAAAGATGCCAACAAAAACTCCACTTTTTTAGAGCTAGATGTAGATATTAATGGGATACTTCTATAGAGGTGGTCTAAAATGCAAAAAGACTTAAGCGACTTAACAACAAAAGTTAGCACTGTAGCCATAAGAAATCTTAATGGCTCACTTAATAAGATAGGACAAGCTCAAAGGGCAATGTTTAGTGAAAAGTACTTTATAAGTGGCAAAAAGTATAAATACTTTACACGCTTTAAAAAAGCCACAAAAGAAAAGCTTAGCATTGAAATAATTAGCCTAGATAAACAATATAGACTGCCAATTGCTAGCAGGGTAATGCCTAGCAGTGTGACAAGTAAAGGAGTAGTAAGCAAAATAGGAACAAAAAACCGAGTAAAACTCGATGGGGCATTTTTTGCACTAAACTCTAAAAGGCACGCAATGCTAGTAACTAGGAAAGAAGGTGAAGACTATATGATAAATCTAAACTCTCCACTTCAAAGTAAAAAGGGAAGAAAAAAACCCATACAAAGCGACATAGTAAGCATCTATAACGCCCAAGTGCACTATGGCTCTAAAATGAAAGAGTTAAAGCCACGTTTAGAGCCTATAGCTAAAAAGATAGTAGAAAAGAGTTTAAAACTCTTATTAGACAAAACGAGGTAAAAATGAAAACATACACAGCAAAGGCAGGGGATAGGCTAGATTTGATATTTGCATCTAACTATAGCAATGAGTATAAGGAGAGGTATGCAGAGTTTTTATATAGCAATATAGAATTTATAGGAGTAGATGTTTTTGAAGGAGGAGAGCTTATAAACTTACCAAACTTTGAAACGCCAACTAATCCCAACACTGGCATATGGAGCTAAAAGATGTTTTTAAAACCTAAAATAAAGCTAAAGGTTAATGGCAAAGATGAAACCCAAAACTTACGCATACAAAGCCTAAGCTACAATGACTATAGTAAGGATAGCATTGATACTCTAAGCTTAACTTGTGCACCTAACGCCAAGACTTTAAACTTTGGAGATAGGTGCGAGCTTTATTTGGGTTATAAGAGTTATAACTTTTTTGGTAGCTTTTATATATCTTCTATAAAAGAAAACTATTTAACAAGTATGGAATATGAGGCTTTAAGTATAGACTTTAGCAAAGGCTTAAAGAATCCAAAAAATAGAAGTTTTAAAACCCAGCCAGTAAAAGACATTATAGAATCTATAGCAAGAGAAAATAACTTAAAAGCAAAGATTGACTTCGATAAAAGTAATACTTATGTTTTTATAGAGCAGAATAACGCTTCTGATACTAGCCTTTTAAATGATATCGCAAAAGATTTTAATGCCAACTTTGTTATAAAAAATGATACGTTGATATTTTTAGATAAAGATAAAGATAAAGCAAAAGAAGATTTAATATACTCCCTTGATGCCTCGTCTCTTTCAAGCCTAAGCATAGAGCACAACAACAAAACAGACTATAAAAGCCTTATAGCCCACTATCTAGATCTAGAAACTAATACTACAAAAAGCCTAAAGGTAGGAAAAGGAGAGCCAAGTATCTCTAAAAACTATAGTCTTGCTAACCAAGCCTTTAGTTTAAGTGAGATAAGGCTAAAGGCTGAAAGTGACCTTTTAAAACTTAACGAAGGACTAACTAAAGGAAGCTTTACAAAAGTAGGCGGCGTTATATTTGCAGGGGCTTTTTTAGATCTAAAGTTAAGAGGGGAAATTAAGCGCTACTTACTAACCCAAGTAAGCCATACTTTAAGCCCTGAAAGCTGGAGCATGAGTGCTAACTTTGAATAGATATAGCCACATGCTTAGTAAAAAAGAAGTAAAAGAGATAAGCAGTGAAGTTTTAAATGGTCTCTATCTAATTTACAAGCTGCTGCAAGCTAAAAAGTTTGATATAAAAAAGCATAAAACTTTATATACATTTTTAGCCCTTGTGATAGCTTTTAGTGATGAAGAGTATCTTATAAATAGACTTCAAGGGGCTTACTTTGGAGTAAAGTCTAGCAATAAAAATGGGTTATGTGTAAAAAACTACAAGCAACTTTGTATATTTTATATAAGTGATGAGGTTAGCTTATATGGACTAGCTCCCAAAGACTACAAGCTTGCAAGGGTGTATAAAAGGCTTTATGTTTTAGTGGAAAACCAAAGCTTTAACTACTCAAAGCTAAAAGAAAAAGAGGCAAAGTATAAAAAAGCAAAGATGGAAGAGAAAGCATAAAAGTATTGAATACTGTATCAATTTTTGTTATTATCTATAAAAGCTAAATATTTTTAATGCTTAAAGCTACGTAGGGAGTTCTCATGATAATCGGTGCTGTAGTGATTTTTGTGCTTGTTACGCTATTTGGCGGTCTCTTTAAACTCCTAGCTTTCCTTGTAAACGGTGGTGGGGAAAAGATAGCAAAGGGTTTTAGTGATTTTGATAAAAGCATTAGTGAACGCATAAAAATACAAAACGAAAAACTTAAAATGCCAATAGATAAAAACGCTCCCTTGCAGTGGAAAGACTTTAATGACGTAGGTACAAGGACTGGGAGGCTTGCTTATAAGTTATCTAGGATATGGCTTGCGTTTTGTATTAGTATCCCAGTGATAATAGCTACAGTTGCCATACTTTCAAAATAGCCTAATCACTATAAGTAGCTACTGCCCTTACTACTTCTTTAGGGTCTGCATTAGTTACTATAGTTATAGTATTTGCATTAGTCACATTAGAGTTAGTAGTATTAGAAGCACTAGAGCTCTTAACTGCTAGGCTTTGAAGCTCCTCTGCCTTTGGCGGGGCTTTGATTTGAGAAAGCTTAACAGTGGTGCTAAGTCCTAGCTTATCGCCAATGCTCGCTATAAAGTTAGAAGTATCATTAAAAAAGCCACTTATTTTATTAATAATCCCACTTATAAAACTAAAAAGCTTAGAAAAGACATCTCCTACTGCCTTCCCTATACGTTCACCAGTACTACTAAAATCTTTTAAAGCCCCTGTAGCACTTTGCATATTACCAAAGAGGGCATTAAAGATAAAAGATATAGGTGTAAAAACTACTTTTACCATATCTCCTATACCTTTTAAAAGTGGCATCATAGGTTTAAAGGCTTCACTAAAGCCTTTAAAAAAGCCACTAAAAAAAGTACTTATAGGCTTCCACCAGTAAATTATAGCTCCAGCTACTACTGCTATACCAGTGGCTATTAATCCTATAGGATTTTTTAATAAGGCAAAAGTCATTATATTTATACCACCAGTAACTGCTTTTATTGCAAGCTTAAAGTAGTTCAAAGGGTTTATTGCCCAAAGTGCTCCTTTCCCAAAGCTTCTTATGCCTTTGCTTAAAAGTGGCAAGACAGTGTTATAAGCTAGGGCATTTGTAGCAGCCTTGTAGGTTTCTTTACTTAAGAGGTTAATTCCATTACTAGCTATAAAACTAGCAGGGAGAATCTTAACTAGTATAAAGCGTAAAGGATGAAGTGCAGAGGTTAAAGCAAAACTTGCTAGTTTTGCGCTTATAGCATAGATTTTAAAACCTGCAAAAGCTATACCTAGTCCTACTACTGCATATCTTGCAATAGGAGATATTTCTAAAAACGCAGCAAAAGAGTTGGTTATAAGTGCAACTGTTTTTGCAAACATATTTACTACTGGCAAAAACACTGTGCCTATTGCATTTCCAAGTCTAGCAAAGGAGTTACGCATAAGCTGCAACGAGTTATTAGTGGTAGCTGAGACTGCTTCAAACTCTTTTTGCATAGAGCCAGTATAATTAGACTTATTTCCTAACTCTTTTACTATCTTGTCTAGGCTTTCTACATTTGAAGTAATTAGGGCAATCTTAGGTGCTGCTTCTTCTCCAAAGAGGTTTTTTAGTACTCCTATTTGTTGACTTTGATCTAAGGTAGAAATAGATTTTAAAACGCTTTTTATAGTTTCAAAAGGATTACTGGCCATAGCTTCACTTACGTCACTTACGCTAAGCCCTAAAGTCTTAAGTGCAGAGCTTACACTACCAGTAACATTACCACTACTCAAAGCCCCTAAAGTTGTAAACATCTTATTAATAGCCGTGCCTGCTTGATCACTAGGTACTTTCATATTAGCAAAAGCGGTACTTAGTGCAGTAGCTTGCAAGGAAGTAGCACCTAGTGCCTTAGATGTTCCTGCTATCCTTCCTAATATATCTACTATCTCTTTAGGGGCGGCTGCGGTTTTGTTGCTTATATAGTTTATAGCATCTCCTAGCTCTGTAACTTTATCTAATCCTATGTCAAAGTTGTTCATAAGTTTGGCTATATTATCCCCTGCTTCTTTTGTGCCTAGATCAAAAGCTGTAGACATCTTAGCTACTGTCGTAGTAAAAGGGATAAGTAAGTTTTTTTTCAGTCCTAACTGCCCACCACTAGCTACTATGTCAGTTAAATCTTTAGCCGCTAAGGGTATAGACTTAGTTAGATTCCATATCTGATTTTGAAAGTTTTTAAGCTCGCTGTCAGAATCAAAATCTACTACTTTTTTTATATTAGAAAAACTACTTTCAAACTCTCTAGCTATCCCTAAAGGCTTACCGAAAGTCGTCAATAAAGCGGCTCCTACCCCTAGTATTTGATACTTCATGTCTACTATAGATTTAAAAGCTTCCTGAGTATCAAGCTTTAACTTAGTAGTAGTTGCTAGCTTTATCTTATCTTGTAATATATTTAAGTCTTTTTGAAACTTTGGTAAGGGGATAGCCCCTTTAGCTATATCATCTTTTAGTTTTGCAGTAAAAGCATTAAACCCTTTAGTGCTTTCTTCTATGCCCTTACTTAAGCTTTTACTTAGTTTTTCTCCTAAAGTAGCAGTTTGCCTATCAAACTGATGCAGGCTTTTAGTAAGTGTGCTTATATCTGCGGTTATATTTAAAGTTACTGCCATTTAATATGTCCTTACAGTTTTGTTAAAGATATATTACTAATAAATGCAATAACTCAGCACTTAAGCCTAAGGGGTAAGGCCAAGATCGCTTAAAGTAGTTTTAGTCTTTTGGATCATCTTGCTCTTTTGGATCATCCTTTACAAGAGATCCAGCGATCATAATTAACAAATAGAACACACCAAAGATTATAAATATAATACTAATTATGGCTACTATAAAATTAACAAAAGCTTCCATATATTCTCCTTTGGTATTAGATTATAAATCATAACAAAAACTTAACACTTATAAAAGTAAAACTAACTAAATATTTAATTTTGTTTTTAACGCACAATATCACGCACAATCACACTAGATAATTTTATAGCTATATTTAGCCATTTTTGGCATAATGTAAAAAGTTATAAAGGATAAAAGAAGGAGTATGTTATGTTAGCCCTAAGTAAATACAAAAAATGTAATATGACAAAACTAATATACATCTTATACCCTAAAAAAAACGCAAAAACTAAGTTTAACAAAGACTATGAAGAGCTAAAAAAAGATATTTTAGAACTATTAGAGGATAAAGAAGTAAAAGGTGTTTTTGATAGATTAAAAGATAAGTAAGCTAGTGATAAGATATCTAAGTCTAAAAGAAGTACTAGATTTGCATGATGTAGTATTAGATAAACAAGTTGGGCTAAAAGGATATAACCCTAAACAGTTAGCCTACTTAGAATCTGCACTAATCCATATACAAAACGACACCTACTACCCAAGCCTTATAGATAAACTAACCCATCTGATGTTTTCTTGTATAAAGTTTCACCCCTTTAACGATGGCAATAAACGCACATCTTTACTTTTAGGTATGAGTTTTTTAAGGATAAATGGAGTTGATAAACCCCACCTTAAACCCTTCGCTTTAAAAATGGAAAATGTAGTTATTGATGTTGCAAGTGGCAAGATTAACAAAGTGGCTTTAAATGAGACAATAGAAAGTATTTTAAAAACATAACTTCTTTAATAAATCTTTTACATTATTAGATAAACCTTACAAGCCACTCTTCGCTTATAAACTCTATTTTAGCCCCTTTCTTCTTTAGTTCTAGTGCATCTTCTATCTTAGTGCCAAAATTACCATATTTATAAGCATCACTAGCCACCCCACCTATAACTATATAACGAGTATTTCCTGAAATATTTCTTTGGCAAGTGCCACCTTTACGTTTTATAATCTCTTCGACAGCACTTCGCTTAGACATCAAAAAAACACCAGTTAAAACAAACCCACTACTCTCAAACTCTAGTACTGGCTCGCTAAAAGGAAGAAGTGAAGGGGTTGTGGCAAAAGTTTCATCTTCACCCTGCAAACTGCCGACTAAAGAGCCAAAAAGGTTTATAAGCTCAACTTTTTCTTCTTCATCTACAACACCATCAGCTAGTACTTTTTTTACTACTGGTACAACCTCACTAAAAGGAAATATATGCGCAAAATGCTCTTGCCTATCTAGCCAGCCATGAAGTGCTTTTACTTGCTCTGTGTTTATAGGACCAATGGATAACATCCTTGCCATACCTAAAAGCTCGCTTATGGCTTTTATTTTATATCCATTTTTGTATTTAAAATACACTTGTTCGTCCATGTTTGCTCCTTTTTGTTTTAATAAATCTTTTTTAAAACTATGCCTACTACTACCCCCACTATCTCATAAGCCTTGCCCTCTAAGTCTATAGGCTGGTAGTTTTTGTTTTCGCTAAGTAGCCTAAGGCTTGGCAGTTTTTGCAGGCGCTTTATATAGAGGTCTTTTTCTATCCTGCACACACACGCCTCGCCATCTCTTACTTCACGCTTTTGTATAAGCACCAAATCCCCACCATTAAGCAGTGGCGTCATAGAGTCACCTACTACTCTTATGATAGACAAGTTAAGTGTTGATACTAAGTTATAAAAAGATTTCAGCTCGGCTTTATTAAAGTCTACAAAAAAACTTATAGCACTCTCGTTTTCATAGCCTTCTCCTGCTGACGCGTAGACTTCATAAAAAGGAATGCTAACTTTGGAATCTGATGATGAGGTGGGATCTGCTATGTGGGGCTTAGGGGTAGGAGGGGGTGGGGGGTTTTGTGTTAAGGACACAAAAGGAAAGGTATTAAAACTTTTTGAAAGATAACTTAAAGGAGAAAAAGAATCTAGATCTTTTTTTAAATTATTAAGTGGGCTTAAGGCTTCAAAAGAGTTTGATAATTTTTTATCCATCTCCCTTACTTCTTTGGTAAAAGTGCTTTCTTCTCCTAGTATATCCGCTAGCTCTCTAGCCTTTGAGATGGGGAGTTGTTTGGCAAGGTGGAGGAGTTTGTTTTCTTGATAATGTTTAACAGGAGATAAGCTGTTTTCTATGCGTGAAATCTGCCTAGTTGTAAGCTCAAGTCTATCAGCTACAGTATTTTGGGACAACCCCATATATTCCCTTATAGTTTTAAATTCTTTACCAGTCACTCACAGTCCTTTGTTTGTCTAATTCTATCTATTATTAACTTTTATCGTCAATGGACATTAAAAAGATTAAATATAGAAAAATATTTGACATTTTAATTTTTTTTTCTATATAATGTCATAAGTAATTTTAAAGACAATAAGAGGACATTATGAACACTTCAAAATATAGACCCATACAAACACACAGAGATAAAGTGCTAAGAGACTATGGCTCTATTAGTAATCTAAGTAAAAGTTTGCAAGTGCCAAGAGTTAGCTTAATAAACATGATGGCAAAGCCAGTTATAACTTGCTTTAAAAGCGATAAAAATCGCCTAGCCTTTAACTTCCTCCTAGAAAACGGTTACATCACCTACGCTGATGAGATAGAAAGCAAAGATGTAGAAAGCAAAGAGCTAGCAGCTACAAACCCAAACAAACCAAAAACGCAAGGAAAGTAAAAATGCAAGCAGAAAAACAAGCACAAAAACAAAGTGATAAAAGCTTAAGCAAGCTAGAAGACCACCACAGAAATCTATACACAGACAAAAACTCTAACTCCTACATGATAAGAGGACATAAGGCTGACTTTAACTCGCGATACTTTTTTGAAGATAGTGGAGCGATCAAAACTAGAGCAAAGCTTGGCGTGTGCAGTGATGAAGTCATAGTTGACTATACACTAGATGATAAGCCATTTATAGACTACTAATAAGGAGCAAAAAATGACACAAGAACTTACAGAAGCAACTATAGAAAAAATGGAAAAAGTCAAAGAGGCTTTTAAGATAAGCCAGAAAGAACTACTTGAAACTAGAAACTTAAGGCTATATAACACCGACTTAGATCTAGCCCTAACCTACTTTAAAAGTAAAAGCAGAGAAGAGATAGATACTAGGCTTTCTAGTGAAACAGACCTAAGATTCCGCGCTGTGCTTAGAGCTGCACTAGGCTTAAGCACTTGGGCATAAGTGGGCAAAGCTATGATAGAAGTTGTAAATACACCTTTTGGAGATGTAGAAGTAGAGATAAAAGCTAGCGAGGTAGAAGAAGTAAGGGCTTTTAGCACGCTAAAAGATCCCCTAGATGAAGTGCCTGTTATAGAAGTAGAAGAAGCCATAAAAGAAGAATCTAAAAGTCCTTTTAGAGATGAGGCTAGCCCCTTTAGTGATAAACCAAAGGCTAGCACGGCTAAAAGCCTTTTTGCTATAGAGTTAGACAAGGACTTTAGCTTCAAAGACACAGTCAAAGAAGTTTACATCATGTCCCATCGTTTTGATGACTTACTTGGACTTTTAAAAGATGAGTTAGAAGGGCTAAGGGAAGATGAAAACTATAAAAGCTTAAGTGTAAATGTAGTTAAGACAAAAGAAGAGCTGCTTTATAAAGTCACTTTAAAAAGAAAATTTTAAAAAATGAAATATAAGGGCAGAGTTTTTGAAAGGATAAGAAAGCTTTTTGATGAAAACGAAGCACTGTTTTACTATGAAATGGAGCCAAAGACAAAGCAGAAATACACCACTTATCTAAACAAAACCAAATACAGGCATGTAGAAAAAGAGATACTTGCCCCAAGCGAGTGGAGCGATAGGGGTGAGTTAATGAAATTTAAAGACATCGCTAAGGCTACTAATATGAGTGAAAGTGCTGTCAGGCAGCACTTTAACGAAGGCATGCAAAAGATTGCACCATTACTAAAAGACTACTTTAATAAATGAGGTAAAAAATGACACAGATTCAAGAGACAAAAAAAACTTTTCAAAACAGAATCGTTTTTAATAGCTTGCGCCCTAAGCCAAAAACTTCTATAAGCCCATATCGCTTTAAGCTAGAAGGCATGAGCTTAAGCATATACATGGCTAGTAGTGAGACTATAAAAACACTAATAAAACTAGGTGGCGTAAGTGTGCTTGAAGCAAGAGAGGCAAACGTACACTACTACTTTTATCAAAAGTTAGCAGCCATCTTAAACGAGGGCAAAAAGCCAAGTAGTAGCACAGAAAGAGATTCTATAACCATGCAGTTTTATCTTATTTCTTCCTTGCTTGCAGCAGTTTTAGGCGTATCGATGAGGTTAATAAAAAGCCTTATAGATGAAGAAGGAAGAAGCAAGACAAAAAAACTTGAAGAAGCCTTAAAAGAAGAGCTTAGGAAAAGGGGCATAAACGACCTACTAACCGCACAAATACTTATAGATGAAGCACATAGACTAGTAACTCGCTTTTTCCCACACGTGTGCACAGATATAGAAGTTATAGACATATAAAAGGAGAAAAAATGACAGCTTCACAAACACTAAAAAAAGAGTTAGACGCACTAGTAGGGGCACAAAGTGCTGCTATAAAAAAAGTCCTTGACAGATCAGAGACGCAAAAAAAACTAATAAAAACATTCACCATAAACCTAAACTTAGTGCCACAACCTGAAGGAAACTCAAATAGACCCATATGGTTAAAGAATATGTCTTTAGAAAGCGAAGAAGACAGCAAGCCAGTGCTTAGCCTCTACTTACTTTCTGCAAAAACCCCAGCACAACATGCAAGCCGCATATTAGAAGCTTTTAAGACTAAAAGCTACTTTAGAAACTGCGGACTACTAGACAAGAGACTAACAATAGAGCATGTGGTTATAAATATAAGAGATAACAAAACAGCAGGCACTTACTTAGTAAAAACTAAATACACAGATGAACTAGTTGAGCTTTTAGTTAAGGGGATGGAAAATATTTTTGACATGAAAACTATATCAGTAGAAACAGTTTTAAGTGTGTAAAAGGAAAGAGAATGAGCAATCTAAGTTTTGAGCAACAACTAATAATAGCCGCCACACAAGCCATCATCGCAAAACACGACGTGGTGGTAAAAGATGAGGTTGTAGCAAGTCTTTTAAACCTAGAGCTTGACACTTTGAAAAACAAAAGATGTCAGGGTGATAAAGACATACCCAAGTACGCCCAGCTTAAGGGGAAGAGGGTCTTTATGGCAAGTGATATAGCAGAATTTATGGTAAAAAGTAAAAAGTTTTAAAAATGTTAGAAGCAAGCAATAATAACTACTCTTTAGGTTTAGATACACAAGTCTTTGTAACCTCAAAGTATAAGTTGTGCAAGATGCTAAAAAAAATGGCATTAGAGCGTTTGCCAAAAGATAAGGCTTTAAGGCTTGAAGTTTTAGAAGAAAAAAATCTTTTCAACATGTTAAAAACAGTAAATGATACAACTAAACAGGCTAATCATTTTATAAATCATAAATGCAGACACCTAATCCCAGCTAAGCCATGTAAAAAGCACCCCTTTCAAGCTAGCATCTTAAAGATAGAGCAAAATAATCGCTTTCTATCTAACACCATGATAGTTTTAGAAAACACAACAAAGACTTATGCCCTAGCACGCAAAAACCATAAACGACTAAATACCTACGTGATGGTAATCTTTCCAGGTCTTCATCAACCTAGTAAAAACATAAACGCAAAAACTTTAAAGCTCTTGCGTAAACTTAGAGATAAAATAGTAACTGACAGTATAGATCTAGCCTTAGACTTTAGTTTGAAAAGCGAAGTATCAAGCCCTGAGATAAGAACTAAAACTAAAAAAGTACTAGAGCATCTAGCGAAACGTAATCGTGACTTTAACTACTATCATCAAAGCATATACCTAAACAAGCCAAGACCTATAAGTGGACTGCAGCGAGTGCTTTTATATGATAAGTATCAAAAACAGACTAACTTTCACGCTGAACCCATAAAAGAAGAGCTTAAAGACTGGAAAAGGCTAGAGCTTACTTTTAAAGTAGGAATGAAGTGGGATAAGTTTGTAGAAAGTGGAAGATTGCAAGAGTGCATAAACTTACTTGAAAACCTAGCTATAGAGCTAGAAGCTTGCACGCCCTTTGGGGTAGATACAAGTGCACTAGATAATCAACTAAAAAAGCTAAAAGATCTAAGGATCTGCACTGATATACCCGCGTGGGCTAAGGTAGCTTAGAATCTAGTTAAGATCTCCATTTTAGTGGTGCTTTTAATCTATATGTAGTTGTAAAAGTCTAAAAGAGGCTTAAGCAGGTTTGAGAAGGATGCTTTAATGGTTTTTTAATATCTTTTATATCTTTATCCCCCATACTTTTTAAGCATACCCATAACCTCATCAAACCTTTTAGCCCTCTCATAGTAGTATAAAAAGGGTTCAACCCAAGCAGGGACTGGCTTAGTATCATTATTCCAGTTATTAACTGTGTTATAAGAGATGTTAGCTAAATCTGAGAAGTCTTTTTTACTTATACCTAGCTCTATCAATCTAGTAGTTAGTGCGTCTTTATCCATCTTTTAACCTTTTTATATTTTATACACGTATTATTATAGTTTTTTTATATACATATGATAAAAAAGCCTTGACTTCATAATCATTTTAATGTATAATTATATTGTTTTTATATCAACTAGATGTAGAAAGATCTTAAATTAAAGGAGTAAAACAAGATGGCTAAAAAATTAATAATCCTACTATTAATTTTAAAAATTATCCACGAGATAGTTTTAATCTTAAAGCTTATAACCTAAGCCTTAAGGGGTGGTAAATACCACCCTACCATCTTGTTTTATAAGTAGCAAGCATAACATAAGGAGTTTAAAAATGGAAGTACTGGGGCACATCTTAAATATAGTAGAAACTATCATCGTTATAGGGTTGCTAGTCTATGTGGGCAGGCTTAATAAGCGTATAAAGGCACTAGAAGATAAACGCTCTTAACTAGTCCCAAAGGCTACTAACCCACTCTTTACCGCTAGTAGGAAGCAAGTGGGCGTATCTCATAGTCATCTTTATGTCTTTGTGGTTTAGTAGTTTTTGGATGATTTGTATAGGTGTGCCTTTAATAGCTAGATGGCTAGCAAAGGTATGGCGAAGAGAGTGGATGACTACGCGATGCTTTCTGTCATTTTTGTCTAGATCTTTGTTAAAAAGGGCATTTAATATATCTTGCAAGTGCCTTTTTAGCGTTCTAGCTGGGGTTTTAAAAAGAATGTTAGAACTTTTATCACTTTTGTCCTGCAATGTAAAAGCCTTAAGTGCCTGCTTAGCAGTAGGCGTTAAAAAGCCGTTATATTTGCTTTTATTTTTAAAGTCTACTAGTTTTATAACCTCAGCTTCTAAATCTATATCTTCAAGCTTTATGTTACGCACAGTTTCAAAACGTCCACCCATACTAAGGCTAAGGGCTACAAATAAGTAGATTTCGGCGTTAGCGTGGGCTCTGGCTACTTTTAGTAGTAGCTCTACCTCATCAGATTTTAAAAAGCGTTCTCTTGCATTATCAACCTTTAGCTTTTTGATGTCTTTTAGAGGGTTACTAAATGGTAGGGCGTACTCTTTTATACCAAAGTCTATAATGGCTTTTAGGCGGTTTAGGGTTTTGTTTATAGTTACTGGGCTTTTTTTGTCTTTTAGAGTTAATAGATAGTCATTAATCTTGCTTTCTGTTATGTCATCTATCTTCAGGCTACCAAAAAACGGATTTATGTGATTTAACGCCTCACCACTATACTCGCTTAGGCATCTAGCGTTTACGTGCAGTGACGTTACTTCAAGATAGCGAGGGATGATATCAGATATAGTGAGTTCATTGGCTTCTATATACGGGGTAAAGTGCATAAGCTCTAGGCGTTTTAGACTGGCTTTCTTTTCATTCCAACCACTAGCCTTAGTGCCAACTTTAACCTCTACCCTTTTACCACTTTTATCTACATAACGTACATAATAAGATATATCGCCATCTTTTGTGTTTTTGCTTCTTACGCCTTCGTATTTAAGGCTTGTTTTGCTTGCTACTGGCTTTGTTTTGTCTTTATCTTTGTCTTTCAT